CTTTCCATTAACTTCATTACTACATATTTAGTAATAGCAGTTGTGTAAGCATAATGGTCAGGTATCATTGGGTAACCTTGGTCATCAACAACTTGTCTTACATGAGATAATACTATCTGACCTTTCTCAAAAGAAAATCTAATAGTATCTCCATTTATAATAGTGTATTCATCAAACACTCCTGAACCTGCATTATATAATTTATCCTGGTCAGGATTAGAACATACAAGTGAATTAAAAAATGTATGGTTAGCAAGTCTTATAACTGAAAAACATTTGTTGTACAAATAAGATGAAGCATAATATCCTACCTCATCTCTTAAATCAAAATATGGTCTATAATATGCTAAGTCATATTCTTGTAATGGTTTTCCATCACAATCAATAGGTACAGGTATAGCTGCAGGAAGTGGTGCTAAAGATGAAACTTCTTCAGATAAGTTAAGTACATCAGATGGACAAAGACCACATTCTCTTATATCATCCCAACATATATTTCTTACTACCTGTACAATAGCATGAAGTCCATTAGGAAGAGAAGCCTGATGATTTCTTACTTCTATAAATGCAACTGCTTCTTCATAAAGAGTAATGGCACCAATAGCTTCTAAAGCTTCAGCAGTCCATTCAATAACATCTGATTCATTTATATTTTCTAATGAACCAAAATCTCTTCTAAGTTTACCAAGTATTCTATTTACAGATACATAGGGTGTAACTTCATTACTCATAATTTACGTTCTTTTAAAGCTTTTAATGATTTAGTATGTAAAGCATCTCTTCCTTCAAGTATTAGATATTCAGTTCCATTTATTATTCTTTTAGCCAACTCTCTTTTACTTTCTCTATTAGGACAATAAGTATAAAAATATTTATTACCTAATGTTACTGCTGTTCTTGACCACATAAATCTATATCCTATACCATCACTATGCTCATTAAAATTATATATTTTCTTTTGTTGTAGTTTAGATTTCTCACAGGATTCCCATAACTTTTTAGTTTCTGTCCAGTTAATTGATAACCCTGATATTCCCCAATCAGTAACTTTTATATTTCTTTTTTTACCTACTACTTGTACTGCCCCAAGTTTGCCTGGCAAATAAACTGTTTCACCTTTTAAGATAGATTCCATTATAAAATCATTGAATCCATTTAACAATTTAAGATATTCAGGCTTAGTAAGTTTTCTTTTAAATTCTGATTTCTTAAAATAATTCTTGTATGCTGTCTGTATTGATTCTAATACCTTTCCTTTACTCATTGTTACTTAGTTGTTTGTTCTGGATTATCTTTTGTATTATTAGATGAATCTTCTTGTGCTTGATTAAACATAGCTATAAGTTCTTGAGTACTTAATTCAATAGCTGCATCTAACATTGAGTTATCTAAATGAAACTCTTTATCAAATACAGATTCACAAGAATCTACTACAGGACAATACATTGGATAAGTATATCCTTCTATTGGGTCTTCTAATAGTATTTCTATTCTAATTACTTCTGCATCATTCTTTGCAGTAACATAAAGATACTCACCTGAAATAAAATAATCAGGTTTATGAGAAGTATATTTATCAAACTGTTTATACTTTTTATCTTGCCAGGTTAGTTCAGAATACACTACATTACCATCTAAAGATGTAACACTTTTAATAATGTGTCCACTTATACCTGATATTGGTTTAGGAAGTGGATATTTAGTTTTAAATATACAACATCCAAGAGGAGGAATACAAGGACATTCTGATATAGGTGCTTTTACAAGTTCTACACAAGGCAATACCTGATAGTTAATACTTGCAATGAATTGTCTTTTATTTACTTTTTCATAAAGTAATCTTCCTCTAGTAGATTTAAGTTTGCTGTAAATATGTCTTGAACTTAATCTGCTATCATCAGACTTAACACCTTTAGAATATAAAGCTTGTATTCTTTGTATGACTTCTTTAATTAACATTGTTGTAAGTAATCTTTTAATATAGTAGTAAAATCATTACAATTTCTCAGTTCATAAGTTCCATCTGTTCTTAACCAAATTATTAGTCTTTGTTTAGCATACAATTCTATTTCTTCTAAGAGTATTTGATAATAACTCAATTGAATTTGATACTTACAATAAGGAGTATTTGGAGTATAACTAAATGGTTCTAAAAGATAACCATACTGTTTATCTAAATCATAATTAGTTTTGTAATCAGCAATAACTATTTCTCCAAGTTCATTATCCCATAACAATAAATCTGATGTACCAGCGTAATTATACTTTTCAGAATACATTTTAAGTTCAGTAGTTAATACTGTATATTTACCTGATAATATATTCTCATGTATAAATTTCTTAACAGCTTCTTCTTGTCTGCAATTTGGAATTAACTCATTATCAACAATATAGTTTTCTGCAAACAAGTGCACTTTAGTTCCTTGGTGTGCTGCTTTTTCTCTTTTGTTTTTCCACTCTAAAAGTATCTCACTTGGTTTAACTTGTAACTTTCTTGCTGTATTTCCTGCAGCTTCTTTTTCATTAAAATCAGGAGTATGTTGTTTAATCATTCCTGTTGTAGAAGTAAGCAATTTATTTTTTACTTTGTACAAGTGTCTTCCTTCTTCAAATTCTAAATCTAAAAATGCATTTTGCAATTTAAATTGAACATCGTTTAAGTTTAACATAAAAAGATATTTGTTAATTTTAACAAATATCTTAATTTTTATTCATAGTTTCAACTTAATCTTAATTATTCTTTTCTAATCTTTCAACTAATGTAAGTAACTTTTTCATTAATGCTGTATTGTTTTCTATAACGTGATTATTAGAACTAACTGTATCTAATAATGTTTTTCTGTCTTCTGAAACATATTTTAAAAGTTGGTCTTCTATTTCTTTTAAACGAGTTTCATTCTTTTTATGAAGAACAAAAAACTGTTTACCCATAAAGTAAATAATACCAATCATAATAATAGCAAATACACCTAGTATGCCATAGTTAGTTAAATAGCTTATCTCTTGGGGTACTTGTAACAATAAGGATTTCATTTAGTTTTGAAATTTATTATGTGATTTAAACTCAACTACCGGCAAATGCTTTACCCACCAACAGTCTATATTTTTGTTTTCAAATATTTGGTGCAATGGCAAAATCCAATTTTCTTCTGCATCTAATACAGGAGTAAATGGCTTATATTCATCGTAAAACTTATCAGACAAATATAATCTTTCTTCTTCATCTAATATACCGCCTAACATAATTAAAATTTTTATTATGGATGTAATGGAGGTTCAGGTTTAGGTATATATTCAATCAAAGGCAAATCTTTGACCCATTGGAACTCAGGAGTTACACATTGGTCAATCTCTTCAACTGAAATTATCCAATCGTCATTTGCATCCTGTATTGGGTTGAAATAGCTGTCTTCATCATATAATTGACCGACAAGGTCATTTTTTTGTGATTCTGTTAAAAGTCCTACGTATATCATACTTGTCTACCTAAAGTTGTTTGGAATGTTTGTATAGCTGTATAATAATTTGTCATTTCAGACGATAACAAAGGTTCACCATAAAATGCAAATGCCATTTGTTGTGTGCTAAAATTAGTAATACTGCCTAAATCATTATATGCACCAAGTGAAAATGTATTTACAGTTTCAGGACTTGAACTGCTTGCAGTTGTAGAACCAACTAAAATTGTTGAATTATTATTTACATACCATTGTGTTGCTGTACTTCTTGAATGACCAATTAAACCTGTAACCCCACTAATATTTTCATTCCTATTTCCTGACCTAATATTTGAAGTAGTAGGCAATGAATTAGTTACTCTAATCCAATAAATACCATTTCTCAATCCTGTTGATGCTTCAGTAGTATTTACTGCAAAAGTTGGATTTGTTCTTAAATAAACTCCATAAGATTGTAAACCTGTTGTTGTTACATCATCTGTATTAAAAAATGTATTAGCGTAACCATTTGTACCATTTGGTAATGCACCATTAGCACTATGTGTCCAACCACCATTAAATACCAACCTAAACGCTGCATTAGTATCTAAAGGATTTTTTAGGTTAAACTTGTGAGTAGTAGCAGTACCACCAACAAATGGATATATAGCTTTCATCTTAGTCCAAATACCATAGCCTTTCATATCAATTACTAATGTATTGATAGCATTTTTCTGAGTGTTATCTGTTATGCCTGCTGCCGTAATAAAAGTCTGTGCATCAGGGTCAAAAGATGACTTAGCTTTTATATAAGTTCCTATTTTAGAACTTGTATTTCCTGCTTTTATATATGCTTTCATCTATGCTTTAGTAATGTTTAAGTTAATAACTGCTGCTGTATTTACTGTAACTGTTATCTTGCTACCTACTGCAATAGTATTTGTAAGTGTATAAGCTGCCCCATCATCAAGTATTGTAGTAGTAGGACTATTTAAAATATTGCTTATTGTGTTAATCTTTAAAGCATAAGGTGCATAAAAATCTACAGTAAGTGCATCCATTAACTCAATTGTATAAAGAATATTTGTTGACTCCCAAACAGCAGCACCTGTAGTATTATCAGTACATGTATAAGTATCTCCATTATCTAAAGACCATTTACTACCAACTAAATAACCTAATGTTACATCATCAGTTACTGTAGGAGTTATATTAAAGTTATATAAAGACCATCTGATGTAGATGCCATTACCATCCATTACATACAATCTCCCTGCTTCCCACTTTAACTCATAACCAACAGCACAAATCTGAGCAATACCTTTACTTCCACCAAGCAATGCATCTATAGTACCTTCTCTGAGTCTTGAGCTATTATTAAACAAAACACCTTGTGTTGTATCAAACTGTATATCATTTGGTCCTGATGTATTACCATTTCCTAATACAGTTTCTAAATCACTAGAACCACTTCCTGCTTCATAGTAATCAAAATTTCCAGTAAATGGATTTAATTTATATGGCATAGTATTATGTTTATTATCTGATTTCTCTAAATTTTACTGCTCCTCTACATGCTTGTGTTCCACTTAAACTTTTCATAATTAAAGTAATTGTACCTAATGTTCTATGTGCACCTGCTTGATTTAATGTAATTGGATATCTTGAATTGATTGCAGTATTAGTAACTGACTTTACACTTCCACTTGCAGGAACCCATCCACCATCTATTTTAACTGCATAAGCACCACTTAGTGTACCAGCTGTATTATATTCTGTACTTGAATAAGAAGCACTAACATCATTAAATGTAGTAGTACCTGTTAAA